ATGGGTGCTTGTCCCAGCGATAAAAAAAAACTGTGAATTTTTTCAGAATCATTGTTTTATCCAGATTTCAATGATATATAAACGATTACGGAATTGTTTTACAACAAATATTTGTTTTATTTTTGTTATCTTTGTGAGCTAAATGGTTTAATGGTATGACAAAATGGCAAATTTTCAAACAAGAAAACAAGTAGCTGACCTAATTGGGAGATCATCTCAATATGTAGGCATCTATGTAGGTAGGAAGCAACTAATAGAAGAATATAAAAAAATAGATACAGACCATCCGATTAATAAGGCCTGGATAGCAAAAAATATGATTCGTCCAAAACGTAAAATACAGAAAAGAGAAGTAAACCCAAACTCACCAAGGCCAAAACCAAAAAAAGAAACACAAGACTTATCAGATTTTGAATCAATAGACATTGACTCGCTTAAATTTAATACAATTGATGGAATAAAAAAACACCGTGAAACAAAAAGAATAGAAGCCGACACCGAACTAAAGAAAATCGAACTGTTAAAAAAGAAAGCAAAAGTACTGCCTTTGGATTTTATAATTGAGTGGAGCGGTAGAAATATAAGGGGCATATTTGGTGAAACTGTAAATTTTGGTAATTCAATAATTGAACAAATATGTAATGAACTTGATGCAGATATTGAAACCAAACTAAGATTTAAGAAAAAATTCAAACATGGATTTAATGAAATTCTAAAATTAGGAATTAAAAAACAGGAACCTGAAGCAATTAAACATGCGGAGGATTATGCGTTATTAAATAAATGGTAAGTTATGAATAAAAAATTAGAAATATTAAGAGCGGAAGAAGATAATCTGCACAAACAAATTAGAGTAAATAAAAAAAAGCAAATAGAATTAATTATTTATATCTTAAATAATGTATATCAATTACGTGAAGGTGATACTGTTATATATAATGAAAAAAAATGTAGATTAATTACTTGGAACGATAAATATATGGATAACGGATTACAGGCTCAAATAATTGATGAAAGTAAAAATCAGGGTGAAAAAATTATAAATATATGTCATTGGAATATTGATAAAATAAAGCCAGTTACAAAATAAATGGTAAATTCAATAAAACAAATTTATTCATCTTCAATATTAAATTTTGATGAAAAGGAGTTAGGTCCATCAGAATGGATTGAACAAAAAAGATATGTGCAAAGGCATGTATCTGAGAGAATGTTTGGTCAATTCGATTGGAAAAATACGCCTTATATGCGTCAAATAGTTGAGCACTTAAGCCCTTATGACCCGGTTACTCATATCACTTTGATGAAGGGGGTTCGGACAGGAGGGACTTTTTGCATAGTTCATAATGGCGTTCCTTATATTATGAGTGAACGACCTACGAATATTATGCTATTATCCGCAAATGATACGTTAGCTACAAAAACAATGAAGGGCGTAGATGATGGGATCGATGGATGTAATATAAGGTACTTACTTGGGAAGGGTTCAGGTGTTCAATCGAATTCAAAAGGTGACACTATGCAACAAAAGTTTTTCTCCGGAGGGTTTGAACTTTTCAATTTTGGTGGGCAAAGTGCAACTAATATGAGACAAGTAACGGCTGGATTAGTTATTGCTGATGAACTTGATGCATTTAAGGGAATTTCAAAAGATTCGGGTAGTTTTTTGAAGTTGATGGAAGATAGGACTAGAAGTTTTGGGGACTCAAAGAAAATAGTTTATATCAGTTCCCCACTTCTTTTAGATTCCAGTTTGATTTATAAACTTTATTTGCGTGGAAATCAAAATGTACATTATGTTCCGTGTCCGAAATGTGGCGAATATATTGAGCTGGTATGGAATGAAAGGAATGAAAATAATACGAGATATGGAGTTATATTTGATGTTCGAAATGGTGAAGTGATTGAAAAAAGTGTAAGATACCGTTGTGGTAAATGTGAAAATGATTTTCAAGAAAAAAAAAATAAATATGAAATGCTCAACAACGGCGAGTGGATTCCCGGAATTGAGCGAGAAGACAAACGATTTGTAAGTTATAGGATTTCAGCATTATACGCACCTTTGACAATGGATAACTGGTATGATTTTGCAAAAGAATATCAATCATCATGGCCCCGTGGAGGTGTTAAGGATGATTCTGAAATACAGAGTTTTACAAATTCAATAGAAGGAAAGCCCTATAAACCAGAAGGAATAAAAATAAAATCTACAAAATTACAGCAAAATAGAAGGGATTATAAAATTGGAGAATGCCCTTTTGAGTTATCTAAAAAAGATGGTAATGGTGAAATAATGATTATTAGCTTGGCGTGCGATTTGAATGGTTATGAAAATGATGGGCGGTTAGATTATGAATTGATAGGTCATTCTGAAAAGGGGCCAACTTACAGCATAGATGCTGGCAGTATAGGTACTTTCATTCCGAAAGTTGAAAGATTGGCACTTGAAAAAGAAGGTGTTAACACTGGTAAGCTTGAGGTTGAGCGTACAAAAATGACTTATAAGTTTAATGTAATGGATAGTATTTGGACTGAATTTGAAAAAATTGTAATGCATAAATTTGGAAAACATGAAAAACAAGTAACTATTATAGCTGTTGACATTGGGGCTTTTCAGGACTATGCATTAGAATTTGTCAGGCGAATGCGGCAAAAGGGTGTTTTGTGTATAGGTGTTAAGGGCGAAGATCCTGAAAAATTTATTGTTCAAACAAAAACCGATTTTGGTAATATTTATCGAACTGGTTCAACTGGGGGGTTTTATTTATTAAATGTAAACGTTGTAAAAGATTGGGTTTCAAAATATATAGATTCAAATAGTTATATTGATGATTTAGGACAATTACATCAGGACGAGCATTTTATGAATTATCCGGAATATGATACTGAAATAAATAAATATACATATAGGAATTATTTTGCACATTTTGAATCTGAAAGTAAAATTGTAAAAAAAGTTGAGGGCGGAGTTGATAAATATCTTTGGGAAAAAAAGAAAACCGGCATTCAGAATCACTTTTGGGACGTTAATATTTATGGTGTTTTTTGTCGTATTTTTATGATTGATTTGATTTGTTCAAATTCAAATCCATATAAAAAATCAGTTTATAAAAGCCAGGTGATTAAACCTAGCTGGGAAAATGCTTGTAAGTTGATTGTTGAGGCGGCTGAAGAAAAGGGGGTTGTGTTGAGTTAATGGCCCCGAACCTGGGGAGGTGTCGGGGCGGTGTCTGCAAGAATTTGCAGAATTAAAATGTAATTAATCATTTTTGTAATGTTTTGGATATACGCATTCGTTTAATAAACATCTATTTTTCCAACGTTTATCAATAAAAAATATATATCTAAATTGTCTAAGTTCTATTTTTTTAGCTAGATGTTTATTTGCCCGGTAATACTCATACCTGCTATTACTTTTTTTATTTGTGTTGGTAAATCTACTATTATGAATAAACTCACCATTTAAATTCCAAAATATAGAATAATGTTCCCCATAGTAATTAAAATTAGCAGCTTGATAAACAATTCCGAAACCTCCACATCGTTCATCGGCAAAACTTTGTATCCATTTTATTTTAGGATATTTACCTCGTATGAACTTAATACTATAACTAATAGCCTTACTCTCGCTATTTTTTGGTGCAGAATCGTCAAGCCACATTCTATTCAATTCTAAATACTGATTTTGCATAGTTCCTTTTACAATATTTTTGCAACTTATCGGATTCATTACATAACCATATTGCAAAACACCAATTAATTCATCATTAATAAATATACCTAAATCTATTTTATGATATTTCGTAAAGAATCATTATATGTTTTTTCACAGAAACATTCATAAACTTCTTTGTCACTATTAAATATTTTACCTACTAAAAAAACGCCCTCTTTTGTGAAAGCACTTGCAGCGGTAAAAAACCCGTGTATACTTACCATACATGGTTCTAATTTGTACTTTATCGTATCGATTATACGATAATCTTCTGTTAGATCTCTTTTGTAACAGCTAATTTGAACACCTGTTTCAATTGCATAATTCATCACCACACCTGATCTTGCAATGCTTTTTTCTAAATCTGTTAATTTTTTCATAATCGTTGTTTTTTTAAGTAAATACTAAATCTTAATTGCTCTACAAATCTACATATCTTTTTTGACATATGCAAGTTTTTAACTTTCTTTAACATTTAACCAAATTTAACTTGTGATTCAAAACCTCGGCTATCAATACCAACGTTCTCAAATTAGGCGCATACGTCAAAGAGTACAATCTTGCAATATTAGGCTGTTCGATGCCTGTCAACTCAGCCATTTTGTTCTGGCTTATGTTTTGCTCTTTTGCGATTTCTTTGAGCCTATAAACGATCTTTTGCCAATGAAGATCGTTTGCTTTGGTGTTCTTTTTCATATTTTTAAAATTAATCTTCTACTTCTGTTGACCTATAATAACCATACGAATATTCGCCATTTACGACATTGTTTTGCCAATCGACTGGCACTACTTTTTCAAATTCACGTTTTGATATTACTTGATTGTTGCAAAAATAATTGTACTTTTTCATCTTGTTATTTTTAATTAATATTTTTTACCACCAAACCCCCGAGCCGGGTAGGCGTCGGGGCAGGGTCTGCAAGAATTTGCAGAAACTTGCAGGGCTATTTGTTCAATCGAGCCTCACCAGCATCATAAGTTAACAACTTATTGTCTTTTGATTTATAAAGAAAAGTATCGGTTGGATCTTCTAGCTTTAAGGCTGAATAGGCTTTTCTTATAGCTTCTTTAGCCTTAAAACTAGAATTAAATAGTAATTGATAATGATAATTGTGCTCTCTGTAATCTTCGCAAAAAGCTACTAGATTTTTAAATAACTCTTGCTTTGAATTTACCTGCCCTGTAATTGTGATTGTAGTTTTCATCTTGCAAATTTTTAATTAATTACTGTCTTCTACCACCACAGCCCCGAACCTGGGGAGGTGTCGGGGCGGTGTCTGCAAGAATTTGCAGAATTAAAATGTAATTAATCATTTTTGTAATGTTTTGGATATACGCATTCGTTTAATAAACATCTATTTTTCCAACGTTTATCAATAAAAAATATATATCTAAATTGTCTAAGTTCTATTTTTTTAGCTAGATGTTTATTTGCCCGGTAATACTCATACCTGCTATTACTTTTTTTATTTGTGTTGGTAAATCTACTATTATGAATAAACTCACCATTTAAATTCCAAAATATAGAATAATGTTCCCCATAGTAATTAAAATTAGCAGCTTGATAAACAATTCCGAAACCTCCACATCGTTCATCGGCAAAACTTTGTATCCATTTTATTTTAGGATATTTACCTCGTATGAACTTAATACTATAACTAATAGCCTTACTCTCGCTATTTTTTGGTGCAGAATCGTCAAGCCACATTCTATTCAATTCTAAATACTGATTTTGCATAGTTCCTTTTACAATATTTTTGCAACTTATCGGATTCATTACATAACCATATTGCAAAACACCAATTAATTCATCATTAATAAATATACCTAAATCTATTTTATGATGCCCGACAACAACAACTTTTTTTGAATAGTGGTTTTTTATAATAATTGAATCTGCGAGTTTTCTATTTATTTCCAAAACTTTAAGATTACTATTGCTAAATCCAATAATTTCAGAACCTCCATAAAATGAAAGTTGTTTGCTTAAAATGTACCCCCCTCCCATTAGTACCCGAATATTTTTCTATGCATAGCAGTTATACTATTTGCAGTGAGTTTTGTTAAGCCGTTGTTTTTTGTTGCGAAACAAGTACCACTGTTCATGTCAATAGTGATCTTGTAACCTTTTTTTTCTAATCGTTCTAATCGTTTCATCTTGTGTTTTTTAAGTAAATACCATCTTCTACCACCAAAACCCCGAGCCTGTTAGGGTGTCGGGGCGAAGTTCGCAAGAATTTGCAGAAACTTGCAAACTATTTCGCCCATAAAGTTTTTTCAATATCACAAACTTCACCAGTAAATAAATTTGTTTTTATTCCTTTTTTCACCATTCTTTCGCCATCGTGATTCACTTCTAAAAAAGGTGCTTCAAATTTGATTTCAAAACAAGCATCATACATTTCAGTTAATTTTTTTGGGGTTTCTTTTATTTTTGCAGCCGTATTTTCATCCACTTTAATAATGCCTTTTCTTGTATTAACGTCGCCACTATATGTTTTACCATTCAGTGTAAATGTAGCCACCATTAGGCCTCTTTCTACGGTTATTATGTTTGCTTCAATTTCCCCACTTTTTGTTTGTAATGTAATTTGATTTTTCATCTTGTTATTTTTAATTAATTAATACACTACGAAGATACAACAAAAAACAACACAACACAATTTATTTAACATTTTTTAACAAAAAAAAGCCCTGCTGAGTACAGGGCCGGGTAATATGGTAAAACAATCTTATGAACTACAAATATAGTAATTTTTTGTATATTTGTAAATTAATATAATTATATATGGCAACAACTGAAGAATTAACACAAGAAAGAGCTGATTTGGTTGAGCAATTATCTGCTATAAATGCTCAAATATTAGCCATAATTAAACAAAAAAACAAAAGATACACATATTCAAATCAGGAAACTACACATCAGGCAGAGACTCAATCACTTGACGAATTAATTAAAATGAAGAAATACATAAATGAGCAAATTGCAAACATTGATGCAAAATTAGGCAGGGGTTATTTTATAAAAGTAAAAAACTGTTAATATGTTTGGTAAAAAAACAATCGAAAAAATATCATCGGTAAATCGAGATTTGCAGGAAAAAACACATAAATTAAGTTCTGAAAATGCAGAATTGACTAATTTATTGGGTAGATATGCTATTAATTATCAATTATTTACTGGTGAAAATACAATTAATGAACTTGGAGTTCCTAAAGAAATAATAATTGATTATGAACAGTTAAGGGTTCGAAGTTGGGAATTTCTATTAAAAAACCACATTGCAGGCTTAATTGTCCAAAAAAGGGTCAATTGGCAAATAGGTTCCGGTTTGCTTTTCAATTCAAGGCCCTTTGAAAAACCATTTATAGATTATTATGGCAACGAAGAAATAGGAAAAGAAAAACAAAGAAAATTTATTCAAGACACCGAATATTTATTTAGGAATTTTGCAAAAACATTACTTTCTGATTATTCAGGTGAAAAAAATTTGCATGAAATATCAAGGCATACAGATTTCAATGCTTGTGGTGATGGTGATGTACTTTTATTGATGAGAATTAAAAACGGATTTCCAAACATTCAGGTTATAAGTGGTCAATGCGTAACTAATCCTATACTTACCAATGATGAGGTGCAAAAAGGAAATAGTGTAAATGAAGGTGTGGAATTTAATGATAAGAATGAGGTAGTTGCCTATCATGTTTTAATCCAAACTGATATTTCAAACGGTGTTTTCACTCCGGAACCTAAAAATTTAGATTTTGGTACAAAGCGAATAAGTGCTTTTTTTCCTGGAACAAAAATAAGGTCTGCTTGGTTGTATAAGCAATCTGATTTGCAAAAGCAAGGTGAAACCCGTTCGATGCCTTTGATTAGTCATATTTTTGAAACACTGAAACATGTCAATGATTATTTGATTGCCAATTCAAAAAACGCCCAATTACTTTCACAAATGGTTTTTGCTTATGAAAAAGATCAAAACAGTACAGTTGAGAAAGTATTTAATGATAATTCGTTAAGCTCTTTAAATATGGGTGCACCTCTCGAAAGTGCAGAATGTGCAACTGACGCAGAGGTTGCTATGAGTGCAAATGCAGCCGAATTTAAGCTCAATGGAAATGGTATTGTAATGGACCTGCCAAAAGGGGTTAAAGCGAAAATTTTAAATCCAAATTCGCAAAGCGACCAGGGCGATTATTTAAAAAGCACAATGCAAACCTTATCCGCTGCAATTGGCCAGCCTTATGAAGTTTTAATTAGTTCTTATAATTCAAATTATACGGCTTCGATGGGTGCAAGGTCTGACTTTCAGTTTGTTTTAGATGTTTTGACCGAATTAATACCAGCAAATCAGTTATATAAGAAGGTGTTCGATATGTTTATTTATTTGCAAGTTTTAAAAGGAGGTATTGATTGCCCACCATTATTGAAAGCTTACAATGATGATGATATTATTACAATTCAGGCAATTACCAATAGTTCTTTTGAAGGAACAAAATTAAAACCAATTGATCCGCTTAAATTTATAAAATCTCTTAAAGAGCAGGTACCTGAAAAGTATAGGGAATTAATACCTTATAATACTTTTGAAAATATTATAAATGCTGTTAGTGGAGGTGACTATGAAGGTGTTTTAACGCAAGTCGCCAATGAAGCAAGTCAAATTCCAAAAGATTTAGAACCTGAAAAAGATGAAGAAATACAGATGTGACAATAGTGAGTGTAGGCGGCCTATTCTTTTTGAAGGTGAATTTGTAGGGGTGATTAAGAAAATTTGCCCTAAGTGTAAAAAGATGGTGGTTGTGGTGGAGAAAGAAAATTTGCCCGAAACGCAATTATTAGATGCTTAATTCATTTTCCTTGCAATATAATGTACAATTATACAGTAAAAATATTACATTGCATTCTAACAGACATGTAATATGTTGATTGTCAGAACATTAATTGATATTAGTTGTTATTAATTGTTTCTTTATTGATACATGTATGTAATAATCTAATTATCAGTACATTATGAGTTGTTATTTTAAATAATTTACTATTTTTTTGCTAATTAATAAAATAGTTGTAATTTAGCAGTGATTAAAATTTTACTATTCAATGAAAAAAATAAATACAGACTTACCGTACTATATAGGTTCATATTCAATTAATTCGTTGATTAAAGAAATTGAATTAGTTGGTGAGGATGCTGAAATTTCATGGAACAGCATGGGCGGTTCAGTTTGGTCCGGTCAACAATTTGTTGATTTTTTGAATAATAAAGAAAACCAATTAACTGCAAATGTAACTGGAATAGCTGCCTCAATGGGCGCTGTTTTATTGCCATTTTTTGATAAAGTAAAAGGGGCCGCTCAAAGTGATGTAATGCTACATGCTGGAAGTGGAGGCGGAGATGCTAAAATGAAGCATACAAATGAATTTCTTTATAATGCACTCGCAAAAAAAATTGATGAAGAAAAGTTTGAAAAAAGGACAGGGCATAATTTAAAAACTGTCATGTTAGCTGAAGGCGAAAATATAGTAAATGTTTGGTTTACTGGAAAAGATGCTAAATATTTCGGCTTATATGATGAAGTGTATGACCTTTTAGATGGAAAATCAAACACATTATTGCCCACAAATGAAATAGGCTATCAAATACCACAACATATAGCTGAAAAATACGGATTAAAAAAACAAGATAACGTAAAAACAAAAAATGATATGGATATAAAAGATATTACAGCTAGTCAATTATTGACTGGAAATCCAGAAGTTTATAATTCAATTTTGGCATTTGGAACAACATCTGAAAAAGATAGAGTTGCTGAAATTATGAATTATGGAAAATATGACCTTGAAAAAGCAAATGAGCTTATCAAATCAGGTGAAAAGTTAAACATTAAAGATGTTGAGCATTTCATGGAAAAGAAATTCAACACTAAAAAAGTTGATAATTTAGAAGCTGGAAGCGAAGTTGATGTAGTACCAGCTAAAACTACTGTTGACAAAGAAGTAAATGCAAAGGAAGATGCATTTAATGCCGAAATTCAGGCAATGCGAGAAGAATCAGGTGTTAATGAAATTTTAAAGAAATAAATCATGGGTAGAGTTACAATTACACAGACTGTAGATGCTAATAATCACGTAAGAAATGATTATGAAGTTAAAAATATATTTTTGGCTTATCCAAGTAAACAAAAAGAGCTAACTTTTGTTAATGGAACAGCAAGCGAAAGAACTATTGTTGCAGGAACGTTGGTGGGAATCACAACAGCGGATCAAACAATTGCAGCTCCAGTTCAGAGTGATGGTACTGATGGTTCAGAAGTTCCATTCGGTGTAGTATTAGATGATATTGTTATTCCGGCTGGTGCTTCGGAAGAAGTTGATGCACTTGTTGGTTGGAATGGCATTGTATATGCCGATCAAATAGTTCTTGAAAAAGTAGGTGATACATTAGATACAGTTATCACAGGTGCAGCCTCAATTGTCATAGGTCAAAGCATCAAAAACGCACTATTAAATAGCAATTCATTATTGCAAATCGAAGATGCAGCTATAAATATCAGTGGATATAAAGATGCACAAGTTTAACATTTAAAAAAAGAGACATGCCAGTATCAAATTTTTCAATACAGAGATTTATACCTGAATTAACATCGGGTTTAATTACGGTAATATCTGATAATTATAATGATACCCATAGTTTTGCGGGTATGGCTAAAGAATTACGGCCTCAATCTGATCCTAAAATTCAAATTAAAGGTAAGGTTTTTGATAGGCGTGTCGCAACTGACATACCTGAAGCATCAGAAGCTAAATTAATTCAGGATACAAAATCAACTGATGAGATGTTTACAGCACCTCAGTATGGTCAGGGTTTTGGAATTACTGCAAATGATTTGCTTGTTAATCCCGAATATGGAGTAGCGTGGGGTTCGGTGCTTAGCCCTGGTTCAGGTTCTACATTACAAAATCGTACAAGAAATGCATCGGCTGCCTGTATTGAAATGATACGTAGGGCCGAGGATTATCAAATTAAGCAAATTCTTGATACAGCCACACTTCAATTTGATAATTATCAGACTATTGATTTTGGTAGGGATGCAAACAATAGTGAGGTTATTTCGACTTCTAATTTAAAATGGACAATTGCAAACGCTTCGACCATGGTTCCATTAACTGACATTGATCGGTGGTGTGAGCAAGTTTCAGATAGGGGTAATGCCGGGGGTGATGAATTTATTCATATTATGGGCGTTGCGGAATATGCTGCATTTGTTAATTCAGATCAATACAAAGCTGATTCTGATATTAGAAGAAATTACAAAATTGTTAAAATACCTGGAATTGATTCTAAAATGAATATGAATATTCCAAACGGGGCAACTTATAGAGGTTCTATAATTGATGGAAAAGTTGGAGTTTCTCATATTTTTACGTACAACGAAACTTATTCATCAGCGGTTGCGACTCCTGCAAAATGGGTTACAACTGGCAATGTATACACTATTGCAACTGGAAACGTATTTGTAAGGCAGCCGGTAATGACCCCTAACATGGTTAGTTTGATGCCAATGTCCGCCGATATGAAAGCATTAATCCGTGCTATTCCACAAACAAATGGATGGTTAATTCATCCTGAATGGAATAAATGTACAATGCAAAATTTGGTAATTGGAATTTATAGGAAATTCTTAACAATTCCATTAACTCCAAATAAAACTTATACTTCAACTGTTAACTCATAATATTATGGAGCAAAAAAACGATGAAAAACAGGTTAAAAAGCCTGTTGAAAAACAAGTTGAAAAGGTTGTTGAAAAGCCTGTTGAAAATGACACCTACATAATGGCAGTTACTCATTTGTCGTGGGGACGAAATAAAATGAACCATTTTTATTCGGCTGAAAAACCTGTTATTTCAAAAAAAGTAATGGGTAAATATCATACTGAAATTGAAATTTGGTTAAAAGAGGGGTGGATTAGAAAAGGGAAATATTAATGAACACTTTAATACAGAATGACTTTATTGATTTCATGAATAACGAAGATTTATTTAATTGCGAAGTCATTTTGTATGTATCAGAATTAGGTTCTATAGTTTATGAAGGTTCAGGAATTTATGACAAAAAGCCTTTTCCGGTTCAAAATGAGAATGGACAAGTAACTTATCAGGGTCATATTAGTTTTCTTACATTACCATTAATTGAAAGCTGTTATTCATCATTGAAGGGTTATTATGTTGAAATTACTGATAATATTGGATTGAAAAAATACTATATTGCAAACTCAAACTACAATAGTAATGTAAATAATATTTATTGTGAATTAAAAGAAGTAACATGAAAAAAATTATATTTATAACATTTTTTTTACTATTATTTTGCTCAGTACAAACATTTTCTCAAAAATTTGTTTGGGGTGACTTAAAAGTTAGTGGTGATGCCTACATTAAGGGTAATGTAATTAGCAATAGCGTATTATCATCTACCTATATGGAAGTAGATAGTATTTTATTAAATAGTCAAATACTAAGGTCTGCGGAAGGTGATAGCTTGCCAGATTTGTCGTGGGTAAGGGATTATGTTGAATCAGTTAGTTATGTAGAATTAGATAGTTCGTTAACTTCTTATGCGAAAATTGATAGTTCATTAACTTCTTATGCAAAAGCTGATAGTTCGTTAACTTCTTATGCGAAAATTGATAGTGTGTTAACAGCACCTTATATGGTTGTTGATAGTTCATTAACTTCTTACGCAAAAGTAGATAGTATTTTAATTGGTTCTCAAATTATAACTCATGCGGAAGGTGATAGTGTACCTGACTTGGCATGGGTAAGGGATTATGCCAATACTAATTTCACAGGGGCCTTAACCGATGGTGCACCAACAGCAGCTGAGATTGTTGGAATAGCAGGAACGGCAGCTTCAAGCGGTGCAGGATCTAAGGCAGTCATTAAGGATAATGATGGAACAGCATTATATTATCTTGTCATAAGTGATGGTACAGGATGGTATTATTTCACGGGAACATTAGCATTATAAGATATGTACAGCTCTAAGATAACAAATCCAATTTACGATTTAAATAGCAGTCTATTTTTAGAAATAGTCCGCGAAATATTGGAAGCTGAATTTGTTAATCAAAGAACTAATTTTGCAAAAACATTTTTGCCATTAGCTGTAAAAACAGATTCTTATTTACTCAATCCAATTTCAGATAAAGAAATAAACCCGGCTTTTTGCTCGGTAATAAAAGCAAAATCAACCAATTCAGAAAATCAATTTCACGGGCAAGATAATAATTTAAATATTTTTATTATTGGAATTTTAGCCAATGGACTTGAAAATTTAAGAAAAATTTGTGATGCTGCATATATTATTTTGAATGATATGGATGTTAAAAACTACTTGTTTAATTATAAAGTAGATGATAATAATATTATTTCTGATAGTGGAACTTACAAAGTTTCTGCAATATCAACAGAATTTGAGGTTTCGAAAACAATGAACGATAAAAATATAGTGTATGGAAATTTGACTTTAGTTTGCGAAATTGCAGAAGTTGCTAAATTCAATACACATGAACCACTAACTGAAATAAATACCACCCATAAATTGGGTGTTAACGAAATAGAAGTTATTCAAAAAATAAATTTATAATGGGAAATACAGCAAGTAATATCAAGTCGAGCGCTCAAGCTTCGGGATCATTTTATAAAGTTGGATTAGGTGCAGCCGTTGGATTAGCTCCATTATTGGAACAAAGAATAGCTGTATTTTCAGAAGGAAATGCAGATATGCAAACTGAGATTGCTCAGGATGGGGGTGTTTTAGTACCCTTGACTTCAAAAGCAGTTGCTGAAGTAGCTGGTTATGGTAGTCCTTCGCATCAGGTCGCTGTTATGTTATTTGATAATTTAAGTGTTGATGTTGAGGTTAAATTTTTCTTTGTTCCCGAAGATGTTGCTGGCACAATTACGAGCTGGGCGTTAACTGGAACGGGTGCAACTGTCACAACTACAGGCACATTGGTATTGAATATTAATGGTGAAAAGCTTGC